TAAGAATGGTAAATCTGCCGTGGGTGCAGGTGCCGGTCTTTATATGTTCGCTGCCGACGGTGAAGCGGGTGCTGAAGTTTACTCAGGTGCAACCACTGAGAAGCAGGCTTGGGAAGTCTTCCGGCCAGCGCGTCAAATGTGTCTCCGGACACCGGATCTGACGAACTATTTCGGCATTGAGATCAACGCTAAGAACCTGAATCGTCCAGCTGATGATTCTAAGTTCGAGCCAGTGATCGGCGATCCTGGTGATGGATCGTCACCGTCTTGCTCGATTGTCGATGAGTACCACGAACACAAAGATAACTCGCTATATGACACGATGATCACCGGCATGGGCGCCCGTGAACAGCCTCTAATCTGGGCGATCACAACCGCCGGTTTCGATATTGCGGGCCCGTGTTACGACCACCGCCGCCGCGTGATTGAAATGCTCGAGGCGACAACCCCGGACGATAGCCTATTCGGCATCATCTTTACGATCGACGATGGCGACGACTGGACAACGGTTGAAGCGTTACGCAAAGCTAACCCCAACATGGGTGTTTCTGTCTATGAAGAGTATCTGATCGGACAGCAGCAGCGGGCGATTAAAAACCCGCGGCACGTTAACACGTTCAAAACAAAACATTTAAATCTCTGGGTTCAGTCGAAAACCGCTTTTTTCAACATGGAAAAGTGGAAAGCCTGCGAAGATCGAACACTCACGCTCGATCAGTTTCAAGGCGAAGAGTGCGTGCTGGGGTTCGATTTGGCGCGCAAGCTTGATATGAACAGCATGCCTCGCGTGTTTTCTCGCATGATCGATGGCAAACGCCATTATTACTGTGTCGAGCCATGTTTCTGGGTGCCGGAAGATACGGTTTTCGATAACGAGAACAGACGTACTGCTGAGCGCTATCAGAAATGGGTTAACACTCAGCACCTGATCCCGACCGACGGCGGCGAGATCGATTACCGCGAGATACTAGCCGAAGCGCTGGACACGCAAGAAACCGCCCCGGTGATCTGTTCAGCGATTGACCCGCATGGTGCAACCAACTTGTCGCACCACTTGGCAGACGAGGGGCTAAACCCGGTCACCATCGTTCAGAACTACACAAACCTAAGCGACCCGATGAAAGAGCTAGAAGCCGCCATCAAAACTGGCCGGTTTCATCACGACGGCCACCCAATCATGACCTGGTGTGTCAGTAACGTCGTGGGTAAGCACCTCGCGGGTAATGATGATGTTGTCAAGCCGGTGAAAGAAGGCAACGACAACAAAATCGATGGGGGCGTGGCTTTGATGATGGCAATAGGCCGGTTCCTGATTAACGAGCCCGATCAATTTAATCCACTGTCTGACATAGACGAGATAATGGTTTTATAAATGAAACAGCGAATCCTGATTGATCTCTTCGGCCTCACTGGTCTATCTGCGCTGACGGGCGGGTTATATCTGAAATACGGCACGGCTGACGCTGCGATTGTCGCGGGTTCGCTGCTAATCGTATTCTCCGCCATCGCTGGCATGAGGAGAAAAGCGTAATGTTTGGAACCCTATTTGAACAGCGCTCACTAGAGAACCCAGCAACGCCGATCACCGGTGATGATTGCGACGATATGGGCGGCAACGGTCTGTCTGTATCACCCGAGCGCGCTATGAAGCTGAGCGCGGTTTACTCATGTATCTACGTACTCGCGAGTAATATTTCTCAGTTGCCGTTAGCGGTGATGAGAAAAAGCGATGGCATGACATTGCCAGCAACCGATCACCCCGCTTACTACCTGCTGCACGATAGCCCCAACTTTTGGCAAACGTCTTACAAGTGGCGCGAAACCAAACAGAATCACATCCTAGGCTGGGGCAACGGCTATTCAATTATCGAGCGTTCAAAACGCGGTGAAATCGAAGCGCTAACCATGGCTAAGCCGTGGAATGTAGAGCTGATCAAGCGAGACGGCCGCTATGTATATGCGGTCACCGATGATGACACAGGCCAGCTAAAGGCAATCAGCCCTTACGACATGGTTCACATCCGCGCAATTGGCAGCCACGGTAAAAAAGGCCGCAGCCCAATTCAGCAAAACCGCGATTCAATGGAACTCGGCATGGCTGCGCAACGCTACGGCAACCAGTTCTTTGCTGGTGGTGGCCGGGCAACGGGCGTGTTGACGTTTAAAAATGGCGGCGTGTCTAACAAAGATTTATGGGAGAGCTTCCAAAACTACTGGAACAAAGCAAAGCGCTCGCTCAAAGAATCTGACAATAAAACACTCATGCTGCCGGCGGATCTCGACTATAAGTCGCTGACGATCCCGCCAGAAGATGCCCAGTTCTTAGACACGCGCAAATATAGCCGCTCTGAGATTGCCGGAATCTACAACGTGCCCGCGCACATGATCAACGATTTAGAAAAAGCGACCTTCAGCAACATATCAGAACAAGCGATCTACTTTGTTCGTCACTCGATGATGCCCTGGATTGTTAATTGGGAACAGGAATTAAACCGCCGCATCTTCACGAAGGCTGAGCGTGCTGCGGGTTATTACGTGAAGTTCAATCTCGCAGGCTTACTGCGAGGCACACCAAAAGAGCGCGCAGAGTTTTATCACTATGCGATCACCGATGGTTGGATGGATCGCAACGAAGTACGCGCCTTTGAAGATATGAACAGCCGCGACGGGCTAGACGACATGCTAGTTAGCGTTAACGCTCAACCGCTCTCAGCGCTTAATCAGGAGAACACCAACGATGAATAACAAAGAGCGCCGCTTACTCAATTGCGAAGTGCGCATGGCCGAAGGCGAGGGCGATGCTACCCCGTTAAAAATCACTGGCTATGGCTCTGTATTTGATAGTCGTAGCGAAAACCTCGGCGGCTTCCGCGAGGTGATTGCACCAGGTGCGTTTGATTCCGTCCTCAATGACGATGTTCGAGCGCTATTTAATCACGATCATAACTTTGTGCTAGGTCGCACAAAATCCGGCACATTGTCGCTGGCGGTTGATGAAAAAGGCTTGCGCTATGAAATCACCCCTCCGGACACACAAACCGTCAGAGACTTGTTAATCGAGCCTCTACGCCGGAATGATATTGATCAAAGTTCATTTGCATTCAGCGTCGCCCGTGGCGGTGAAGAATGGGATGAAGACGAAGACGGGGTAATTGTTCGCACGATTACCAAGTTTTCGCGGTTGTATGACGTTTCTCCCGTCACTTTCCCCGCCTATCCAGAAGCTGGCGCCGCTGTCAGATCGCTGGAAGCGTGGAAGAAAGAGCAAGGGCAAGACGTTTTAAAAAGAGCAGTAAATGAAAGTCGGATGCGGGAGCGTTTCCTGCAGCTCATTAACGCGTGAAGAGGGTTTACGCATGAAAGATTTGAAAGAACTAAAAGGCGCATTGGTTGAGGTATCAGCCGAGATGCGTAAACTTCATGACAACATTGGCGAAGCCCAATGGAGTGATGAACAACGCTCCCAGTGGGACACCCTGAAGACGAAGCATGATCATGTTCGTTCGCAGATTGCCCGCGAGGAAGAACTCCGCTCGATGGACCAGCAATTCGTCGAAGACACCGACAACCAAGAGCACCGCTCTGAAGAACACGACGGTGAGCAACGTACAGAAAACCTGTTCGATATGTTCGTCCGCAAAGGTGTCAGCGAAATGAACGCAGAGCAGCGCGCCGCTCTTCGTGAATTACGTGCACAGGGAACCGACACCGACAGCAAGGGCGGTTATACCGTACCGACCGATATGCTGAACAAGGTTCACGAATCAATGAAGGCCTATGGCGGCATTGCATCATTGGCTGAGATTCTGAACACCTCAACCGGCGCCACAATCGAATGGCCAACCATTGATGGCACCGCGATTGAAGGTGAGTTGCTGGGCGAAAACAGTGCAGCTACCGAACAGGATGAAACGTTCGGTTCCGAAAGCGTAGGCGCTAAAAAAATCAGCTCGAAGATCATCCGCATCTCTAACGAGTTGCTGCTGGACTCTGGTATTGATATGCAAAGCTTACTGGCCCGTCGTATCGCGCAACGTATCGGTCGCACCGAAGCGCGCTTGCTGATTAAAGGCACTGGCGCCGGTACACCGCTGCAGCCTAAAGGCTTGGAAGCATCCACCTCTGCTGGCGCTACCGGTAAAACCACACTGAAATTAGTGCACGAAGATGTAAACGCGCTGATTCACTCGATTGATCCGGCTTACCGCGAGTCACCAAAAACAGCATTGGCATTCAACGATGCCACGCTAAAAATGATGGAAGATCTAACCGACACCACCGGTCGCCCACTGTGGTTGCCAGAGGTTGCTGGTCTAGCACCGTCCACTATTCTGAATCGCCGCTATGTGGTTGATCAGGGTATCGATGACATTGGCGTTGGCAAGAAGTTCATGTTCTTCGGTGACTGGTCATCATTCATTATCCGCCGTGTTAACTACATGGTGCTTAAACGTCTGGTTGAGCGTTATGCCGAGTACGATCAAACCGGCTTCCTAGCGTTCCACCGCTTTGACTGTGTGCTTGAAGACACAGCTGCGGTTAAACACCTGTTAGGTAAATAACCACTAAGTAACCTCACTCAAAAGCCCCTTTTAGCCCCTTCTATAGGGGCTTTTCGTTGAGTTTATTTCGGACAATTATCATGCCAATTATAAACGTCACGCCCCCCGCTGAAGAGCCGATCACGCTAGCTGATGCCAAAATTCAGTGTCAGATCGACGCGGATATCGTTGATGAAGATACCATGATCGATAGCTATATCAGCGCCGCCACTGGGTTTTGTGAAAACTACACTGGCCGGCCATTGATCACGCAAGAAAAGCAGTACCTGGGCATGTTTTGTCCGTCAGCCGCAATCGAGCTAACACCCAATCTGCTATCAGTTGAATCTGTAGTGTATATCGATGCTGACGGCGCTACACAAACGCTCGATCCAGAAGCCTATTACGTTGATACCGCGTCTATCGTTGGCCGCGTGATTCCGCTTGAGCCGTGGCCATCGGTTAAACAGCCACACCCGCAACCGGCAACCGTCAATTTTACGTGCGGTTATGGTGATGCAAGTGATGTGCCTAGCAGCATTAAACAGTGTATGCGTCTGCTGGTGGGCCATTGGTACCGCAACCGCGAGGCAACAATCACGGGCGTTAGTTCTGCGCCGTTAGATTTCGCCGTTGATGAACTGCTTAACCAGCATCTCGTTTTTAGGATCGGTTAGCCATGAAATATCCGCACCGCATCACCATTCAATCGACACAAACCACAAAAACCGCCACCGGTGTACCTAGCGATGATCCCGTGGCGATTTACAGCGATATTTATGCGCGTGTAGCCGTGATTACAGGCCGAGAGAAGTGGGTGCCCGAGGGTAGCGCACAAAGCAACGATGCAACGATTTATCTGCGTTATCGCGATGACGTTAACGAAAAACTCCAAGTCAAACACGGCAGTGATACATACGAGATCACCGCCGCCATCCCCGACGTACGAAAGCGCGAATTGCGGCTGATCTGCAAGCGATTCGAGCGGTAGAGGTGCTTATGGCTTCACTTAATACAGCCGTCAACGTCAACGTCCGCCTACAGGACATTGATCTTGTTAAAACGCTGATCGAATTACTGGGCAAGTATGAAGATCGTCTGCCGGATGAACTCAAAGCCTCGATTAATGAGCTGGCTGATAGCTCAGCCCTTGAGTTCGGGATTAATGATTTCCAAAGGCTGGCGGGCACTTCGCAGAAGGCAGAAACCGACTTTCACACAGACAAGATCGTCACCGTCAACCACGTTTTAAAGCGGGTTACATTCATCGATACGGACGGCGTATGGGGTATTGCCTACCCTGACAAGTTCCGATTAGGCGCAGCGGGCAAGGTATTTATTTCGTGGGGTTATGAGTGAGGTGTCTATGATTAAACGCCTTATTTCCTTATTCAATCAACGCCGTTGCAGTCACGTATTTTCCGCACAAGATATGATCCCAAGAAACGATAAAGGGCTTGTGATCTGGCCATGCAGTAAATGCAAAAAGCGTTATAAATTCGACTATGGCCTACAGGCTTTGGACCATGGATCAATAACAGGACCGTGGGGGCAGTATCGTGAACATCACAACCGAAGTTGAAGGCCTCGCCGAACTTGAAAAAGCACTACTTGGCCTAGGGGCTGAACTCGGTTTCAAAACCCTTCGTACTGCAGGGCGTAAAGCGATGAAACCTGTGCTGGCGGATGCCGAGGCAAATATTCATGTGGATTCAGGGGATTCTAAAGAGTCGCTGCAAATCACAGCCAAAAAGGGAAAAGGGAGTACCGCGGTTGATATTAATGTCGGTAACACCCGCCGCCGTGCCCGCAAATCAAACGGTGGGCACAAGCTCAGTGGGGTTTATCAGGCTGTCATGGCGCAAGAGTTTGGCACAAAAAAACAAGTGGCTGATCCTTTCCTCGCCCCGGCATTAGCTAAAAATCAACACCGTGTCCTAAACGATTTTAAAACCGAATTAAGAAAAGCGATTGATAAAGCCGCCAAGAAATACGCGGCACAAGGTGCAAAATGAGTCTCGATATTGATGTTTACAACGCTCTCGATGCCCAAGGCATATCGCCGCTGATTCGCGGTTGGTTGCCCGAGACGCGAGCACTGCCGTGTGCGGTGGTGCGGTATATCACTAACACCCCGATTGTCAGCCTGAAACAAGAGCTATCTAAAACGCGCCAGCAAATCGCGATTGATTGCTGGGGTGCAAGCTTAGAAAGTGCTGAGGCGATGCGCGATAGCGTGTTAGCCGCTGTGCCCAACACCTCATTAGTTGCTGTACCCATTGTGATACGTCCACTTCACGAACCCCAAACGCAAACCTTTCGCTTCACTATCGAATACTCGATCTGGGGCTAAATCCGGAGATACATTATGTCAACACCTATCCCAACCGCCGGCACCAAAATCTATGTCCGCACTGTTGCGGGTTTAGATAAAGAGATCGGCACTCACAAAAGCATTGGCGGCTTTGATGGCGAACGGGCTGAACTCGATCGCACAACACTGGCAGATACTGCTGAAGTCGTCGCATTAAGTCCCGTGCAAAAGTTCGGCACCGTGACGCTAAGTTGTATGCACTCAGAAGATGACGAGGGCATGATCGAGCTAGAAGAGGCCAGCGATGATGCCGAAAAACGGCTGATCACCTGGGTGTTTAGCACCGGCACCTACCGCCAGTTTTACGCCTATGTTAAATCGTTCCCATTCAGTGATGGCGCGGTCGATGCCGACTGGGAAGGTAGCATTCCTCTGCGGGTGACCGGCAATCCAACCAAAGGGACCGACTTCACACCCGTTACATCATGAGTGATAAGCCTTCAACCGCTCAGCGCAGGGCTGCTATCTGCGCTGAGTGCCCTCACATTATTAAAACGCTCAATGTTAGCCGCTGCGGTAAGTGCGGTTGTTTCATTGCAGCTAAAACGAAATTCAGCCGGGCTAAGTGCCCTATAGGTAAATGGTAATGGCTAAAATCTCAAACGTTATCGGCAAAGATGCGCTATTGAATTTTTGTAAACGTAAGTGTGAACCTCGCTACATTGAAGCGCTTGATGCTGAAGTAAATATTCGGCTGCTGTCTGTTCGCGAGACGATGGAGTTTTCAGAGAAAGAAGACGAACTGGAATCAGTAGACGTTGCCGTCCTGTATACATCATATCTACTAGGCGATGAGAACGGCGATCGAATGTTTACTGATATGGATGATGTTAGAGAGCTGCCCACGGCTGCGCTTATGCAAATATCCAATGCTGGCAGCGCTCTTAATAACGTTGGCAAGGATGAGGTTGAAGCCACCGCAAAAAAATGATGACCGACCCGCTCAGGAGAATCATCGTTTCTCTGTCCGAGCGGTTCGGGATGCTGCCGTCAGTCTTTGTTGAGTCGGCCAGCATGGCTGATGTTGTTGAAATACTCGCCTACGACACAACCAACGATGAAGGCTGGGCCAAGCGTTATCAATTTGAAAAAGACGTCGAGCTCATCAATACGTTTACCCCTGAACAACATGAGGCGTGGATTTTATCCAAGATTGGAGATGATTAAAGTTTTAATGCTTTATAAATAATCATAGGCAGAGCGTTGATATCGTCTTCAGATAAGCCCGCTTCTGAAGGGTCTTTCCGTTTCATCACTTCAACGAGGTATCGCATAGCTCTACGACACAACTCTTCTTCAAAGTCTTCGCTGGTGGCTTTGAAGGCGCTATAAGCAAAAGCATGAATGAACTGCTCATCTGTTGAGTGAGTGATGGGCGTGCGAAAGCTCTCCTCCAGCCGGTGGAGGATCTCGGCGTTTAAGCTTCTGCCAGCTTCATGTGCATGCTGTTCGATCTTTGCTCTCATATCCCCAGGCATGCGTAAAGGGTAAGGAGCGGGTCTTTTATCTTCCATGTCTGTAAGTGTGAGTCCAAATGGATCAAAAAACAAAGGATTCCATTTGACTCCGTAAAAATCAATGCTACTATGTATGTGAGTCCATTGGAATCCATAGGAGTAAGCATGGAAGATAAGAGAAAAACGCCTTTCTCGCTTCGCACGTCAGACGATGTGATGGAGTGGCTGAAAGCTAAAGCTGATAAAAATGAAAGATCTTTGAACTACGTGATAACTAAGCTGCTTGAAACGGCAAAACGTAGAGAAGAGGAGGGAATGGTATGAGCAATATAATCCCATTTGAATTTAACGGTGCGAAAGTTCGCGTAATTAATAAAGAAGGTGAGCCGTGGTTTGTGGCTAAGGATGTTGCAGAGCTACTTGGTTATGCGAAGCCAGAGAATGCAATATCCCGTCACTGCAAGGCCGGCATCACTACCCCGAAACAGGGTGGTGGCTTGGTGACTATAATTCCAGAGCGCGATCTTTATCGTTTAATTATGCGTTCTAAGCTACCAGCTGCAGAACAGTTTGAGGAGTGGGTGGTCGGAACAGTATTGCCGTCTATTCGGAAGCACGGTGGTTATATTGCCAACCAGGAATCTATTTCGGCAGAAGAGATTATGGCGAATGGGCTAATTGCTGCTCAAAGCGTTATCGCAGAAAAGCAAGCAACCATAGAAAGCCAACACGCACAGATTATTGAGTTCCAGCCAAAGATTGAAGCATTTGACAGGTTGTCAGGTGCAGACGGGTCAGTGTGCATTACTAATGCAGCCAAGGATCTACAATTAAGGCCAAAAGATCTGTTTGCGTATCTTTCTGAAAAGAAGTGGATATACAAGCGCCAAGGTAATAGCAGCTGGACTGCATACCAGGATAGGATCCAACAAGGAGTGCTGGAGCATAAGACGACCACAGTGAACCGATCCGATGGAAGCGAGAAAGTAACAGAGCAAGTCAGAGTGACGGCCAAGGGGTTAGTCAGGCTTGCGAAAGTTTTCACTGAAGGGCGAGCTGCATGAGCGCAACAAAAGTTTATACATCATCTCTAGGGCCAACCGAGACCGAACATGGGGTTATCTATCCTGTATATGAAAGTTCTGCAGCCTGCATACTTACAGCATCTCAAGTGAATGCTATTGAGATCATGTTGGAGATGGTAATAGAGGACAGCGCGGAAGAAGATGGTGAGTCTGTCCATGAAGACCAAATTAACGTTGTTTTACAGGAGATTCGGGCTGGCGAGAATTTGATGCAAAAGCTTCATTTAGTGCTAGGTGCTTTTGATGCTGATGGCGTTGGCAAGCTTACTAAGGCTGATTCTGCGCGATTAGATTGGAGTAAGCTAAAAGCTAAGAATAAAGAAGCGGTAGGGAGAAAAATCAGGCTAGTGAAGTAAATTAAGTGGGACCGGGAAGGCAGCAACCTTCTCAGCCCCGTATCAGTATTCCAACAAGGCCACTGACATGAGTAATATTAGCGATGAAGTTGCAGATAGTCCACTGCCCAAACGGACAGAACGGTGTAGATACCATAGTTCCCTTGAGTTTTTAGCAGCAACTAAGCGCTGGGTGCTTATGAATATTGTAAAACCGCTACCTGAATTTAATTTATGGCCCGGCATAAATATCTATATCGAACACACAGCACCAATTTTAGGCAAGGTAACCGTTATTGACTACGGCTTGCCATCTGAAAGGCTCGAGCGGTATACCGGTCAGCCAAGCGCATATGGCATCGTTCGCCGGGAGCGATATAGAGAATCCGAAGCGCAAACAGTAGGAGAGTTCTAATGGCCACTATTTCATCGTTAGTTGTTTCACTCAAAGCGAATTCCGCTCAGCTTGTTAGTGAGCTGGCGAAATCCCGTAAAAAAGTATCCAGCTGGGCAAAAAATGTTCGATCAACGGCTAACACGGTCGGCAAGGCATTCGTTGCGTCTGCTGTTGCAGTTGGGGCGGCGATTGTTGCCATTGTTAACGGGCAAGCGGCAGAAATCGATAAGCTCGCCAAGAAAGCAGCGGCATTGCAAATCGATACCGGTGATCTACAAAAACTGAGGTATCAGGCCGAATTATCGGGGGTATCAACTGACGGGCTTGATAAATCACTCACCAAGATGCTCAAAACAGTGTCGGATGGGAAAGCTGGATTATCTACTGCCGTGCGGGCCTTCGATGAACTCGGATTAAGTGCGGACTCATTGTCTAACTTGAGTACCGATCAGCAGTTTTACGCCATTGCTGAAGCGATGACAGGGGTCGAATCTCAAGCAGATAGAACCCGCATTGCAATGGATATTTTTGGCCGATCGGGTGGTGAGCTTCTAAATACGTTCAAGTCTGATCTCAGTGGAGTGGGTGAAGAGTTTGATTCACTTGGGGTTAGCTTAACAAAGCAGCAGGCGCAAATTGTAGAAAACTTCAATGATTCTAAAACAAAACTAAGCACAATATGGGATGGTTTTCTTAATCAGGTAACTGTGCGCGTTGCGCCAGCTTTTCAGGAATTAATTAACTACATTACAGAGACCACAGCGTCATCAGGTGGTATGGGCAAGGTAGCTGTCGGGGTTATGGAGAGTATCGCATCAGCGGCGGCGTTTATTGCTGATGGTTTTCGCGGTGTAAAACTGGTAATTACAACGGCATGGCTTGGTATTACTAAACTTTCAGCAATGCTTATCGAAACAGTTCGCAGCCTTGAAAGCGTGTATATCGACATTATGGCGTTAGTCGGGAAGGAGATAAAGCCATCTGTCAGCTTAAAGCTGGATGCTGAAGCTGAAAAGATGAAGATCGGCGAAATGCAAAAACAGATAGATGAAATGCTGAATGGTGAATTGGCATCAACTAAAGTTAAAAAGTACTTTTCTGGCCTGAATGATCGGATGAATTCAATAGTCGCCTCGCAAAGTGTAGACGATGTAACTAAGCGCAACACAGACACTACACAGAGAAACACTGCTGCAACCGAGCAGCTTAATAGCACGATGAAAGGTTTCGGTGCGACAGGAACTCCTCTAAAAACGCCAAAACAAAGTGGCGCCGCCGCTGGCTCGACAGGCTCTTCAGCTGCTTGGGAAAAAGTGTTTGGCAAGCAAGATGATGCGGCCGAAAAAAATCTAAAAATATCGCATATATTTTCAGACTACGCCAAAGCGCTAAACGCTTCGATCAATCGCGGCGACAAAGAAGATATTATATACTTCACTGAACAGCTACAGCGCACGATTGACGGGCTGGCCGGTCGTGGGCCTACTGGTCTAAGCTTCGGATCAGATCGCACCTACGACATCGATGGGATGCAGTCTGTACTTGATCGGCTGGTTGATAAAATGACCGAAACACCAAAATCAGTAGGGACCATCGACATTAATGTCGCCACCGATTCAAAAACAATCAGCGGCAAATTGATGGGCGATCCTGCGTTCCTTAAACAGCTTAAATCCTTTATTGACAACCAAACTAACTCTGTCTCGAAAGCGGTGGCTAACTAATGGCACTCTCAGATCTCACGTTCAAGCTTTATGAAAACAACACGTTGTCTACTGCGTTTGGTGGTGTGTTGGAGGTAAAACATAAAACCGATCTATCTGACAACCCGCAGGATTATGTATTGTATTTCGGCTCGACAACATCCGACCGCCAGCTGCAGGCAACGTCTAACCCGGGTGTTGATGACATTACTATCACGCCGACTAAACGCCTCGCCGCGTGGACAGCATCAACCGCTGTCACGCTCGGCGAGGTGGCTCGCCCTGTGGTCGATAATAACTATCGGTATGAGATTGTCACCGCCGGCACCACTGACAGCACAGAACCCACATGGCCTACGTCTATCGGGTCCACCGTGCTAGATGGCACCGCTGTGTGGAAATGCACCTCGGCTACTCACGAAACAACCGAAGTAAAACTAGCAACCAGCAACGCCGGGCTGGATGGCGCCACGGCGGGTGCTTCACTAGTGATGGGTAACACGATTAACAGCCTCGCGGGCAACCTCGTTGAAGTACATATCCGCGTGACAAATGCGGTGACCACGGTTGGCGACAATACGGCGTTTCCTGATCTTGGGTTTAACATCAATGACGTCACCGAGTCTGCCGCATGAGTAGCGGGGCTGGTGAACTGATTGTACTGGCTCAAAACGTGGTGATCAATGGTGCCGGAGAGTTAGCAACCCTCGCACAGAATGTCGAGTTACACACCACCGGCGCGGGCGAGATCGCTGTTTTGTCTCAATCTGTTGAAAACTCAGCTGCAGGAGAGCTATTCACTCTTGCTCAGCATGTGGTAGAGCCAGAACACGAATATCATTTTGTGCAAGACACCGCGCCAGCGCTGTTTGCTGCCAGCCGGTTTGATATTACGATCATCGTTGGCGGTGTGATTATCAGTAACAGCACTATTATCGGCGACATTACGATCACCCGGGCAGAAGACCAAAGCGCGTTATGTGATTTCACAATAATGCCGGGCACTGGTGTGCAGTCAATCAGCCAATACCATGGCAAATCTGTTGTCATAAAAGTGTCCACCGATAGCCGTGTGGTGACGATTTACCGGGGCGTTGTTGATGTGCCAAACATCGATCTCATCAATAAGTTTATTACGCTTAGCTGCACGGATTCGCGTAAAGAGAAGGCCAATGCGCTATCTGATTCGGTTGTTAACAGCATAGGCTATTACTCTGAAAACGTGTTCAGTGATGTTGATACGCAATCAGAACGGCTAGAACAACGCCTGCAAACGATCCCTTATTCGTTTGATTATGATGCGTCCGGTATTGGCCGCTTAACCGCGTGGAAACCTAAAGCAACACCGGATTATCAGCTATCTGACGCGTCTATCTTCTATCGCAACCCTAGTGTTCAAGTGCTAAGCCGGGGGCGAGTGACTAATAAAGTCACGATTGAATTAGAGTTTCAGTATCAGCGCTTGCGTCACCGTGAGATCGAGTACGATTTCGATGCTGAACTCACCGCATGTTATTACGCTGCATGGGGCTTACCCCCTAAAAAAACACAGATGTTGCAGGCGATTGAATCAGCTGGGTGGCCGTATACTGATTTCACCATCACCAAGAATATAGATCCGTCCGGCGGCTATAACTGCTTTGGTCATAAAGAGTATTGGTCGACCAAAACCAGTAGCGTGACTATTACCGCGCAGCTTGATGACAAAGGGAAGGAGGTCAAGGATGCTCTTGGTCGCACGCAATACGACACATCCAATCGGACGATCACCGACATTACCGGAGCCTATGCGCAGGAATGCAGCTGGAAAGCATCAAAACGCTGGTCGCAAAATGTAGTTGAGAAACTAACGCTAACAGTGCAGGCGCCGCAATCCATTGCGCAATACGGCGAAGTTGAATCAGAAAAAAGCTATGGCGTGGTTGCAGAGTATGACGCAACTGATTGGGAAACATACGAATCTTACCAATCACCGCCAAGCAGCTTCTCGGTTAGCGCTAATGGTGATTATGTTTATAACCAAGATTCACTAGGCTTGCAGACATGGCAATCAGCGGCACTCACTGCGCTGCATATTGCCCGCACTGAGATCATCAAGGCCCACCGGGATAATACCGTTTCGTTTGAGGTGCCATTCTGGCCAGCCGTTGGTTTGCATCACACTATCGAAACGACCGGCGGCACTGTGCGCGCCAAAGGCAAGGTTACGCGGATTGTTCACAATCTCAATATTGAAGATCGAGATTGTTCAACGGATATTGAAATGTCTCTGAGTCAGTCTATCGGCACCGCAACCGACAGCGGAACGCCTATCCCAACCCGGCCCAGCGTAAGCGATAGCGGCTCAACGGCGATCACCTCCGTTAAGTTGCGCTCGGTCACTGTGCCTGTTGGCGGCGAGCAAGACCCAAAAAGCACCGGATATATTTTTAAACAGTTA